TGGTACGCATCCATCTAATCTATTACTCCTGTTATTCCTAGTGTCTCGTTTATTATTGCGTGTGCGGCCATGTTTAGAAGCATGTACACACCGTCTGGGTACTGTTCGTTAGCAGCTATCTCAAACACTTCACCGTCTTTGTACATCACGACAGCCACCTTAACTTCTTTTCCTTCTTGTTCGTAATCAAGCGCCTTGACTGAAAAGGCCGCGAGGAACTCAGAAGTGGTAATATCTTTCTCTTTCTTTCCGAAGTTACCCTCAACTATCTTCACGAGCCTACTTCCTTTATCAACCACTCTAGGTAGACCTTGGCTTTCTTGAGGTCTTCTAAACCGTTCTTGTATTCGTAGCGCCAGAGGTACTTCAAGCAGTTGCCTTTGAGGTAACCCTTGTACTCTTGTGGGTGCATAGAAGCCTTGATTGCTTCGATAGCTTCAATGGCCCCACGGTTGTAGTGGTCTGGCTGGGTGACGGGGTTGTTTATATCTTGAGGGTGGTACAGTTTACCGTACGCTGTTTTACTGGATACGTTCCACTCTTCGGGTGTTGCATCATCAATACTCATCTTCATCGTATTCCTCTTCTTGCTCCTGAAATTCTTCGTAAAAGAACTCTAGGCGTTTGATGAGCTTGTCTTCAAAGCGGTCTAGTATTTCTGCTGCTGATATTTGTAGGGCTTCTAGAAGATCGTCGGGGTCGTACAACCGCAACAACCGCTCTTTAGTTTCTTCTAGTGTCAGAGACATAATCGACTAATTCCTTGAGCGTACTAGTATCGTACCATTTTATGTTATTTTTGTCACACCACTGGGCCATCGTATTTCTGGTACTTTTACTCACTTTTTGGTTTGGCTTCATAAGTACGAAGATAAGTTCCTGATTGCTTCCGAGGCAGTTAGAGATTGAGCGGTACTTCTGGGTGTCCCCCGCTCTGAAGTACCCTTTACATTCGATGTAATAAGTAACACCTTGTTTTTCGTACACAAAGTCTGGGGTGTACTTTCGTTCAATTCTGTACGGGACTTGGCACGACTCGTACGTAAAACCAAATGGTTGTAGCTGCTGCGCGACATCTTTCTCAAATCCTGATCTGTAACCGTTTAGTTGTTTGCCTTTAGTTTTTCTACCCATTAGTGAAAACGCCTTCCTTCAAACCAAGCAACAATACTTTTTCTAGTGCCGCTTGTAACAGGTGTTACTCTGTGAGACATAAAAGAAGGGAACACTATAGCAGTACCTTTTGTTCTGAACTGTTCAGGAGTGTACTCGTGGCTAGACAAAAACTGAAAGTCTCCCCCCTGATACTCGTTGCTGTTAGTTAGCTGAAGAGTAACACTTAGCTTTCTTTGAAAGGGACTGTTGTCAAAAAACACATCAGTGTGCCAGCTATAGTGATCGCCTCCCTCCTCGTAAACTGTGTACTGCAGACCGTTCAGTCCTGCTAAATCAAATCCGTACACCTTTTTGTTTGCGTCGTAAAGAACATCTGATAATCTACTGTATAAAAAATTCCAGAGTTCGTGCTGCGCTGGTTCATTCTTAAAAAGGAATCCTGTCTTTCCTTTTCTACTCTTTGGTTTTTCTTCTTTAACTGCTTGTTTTCCAACTGTGGCCGTTCGTAAAGAAACAACAGCATCAGCGTACTTTGTAATGTAGTCGCAGTCTGCTTCAGAAAACCAGTTGTTGTACAAAGAACATACCTTCATTTTAGTACTTACCTAAGTTCGATTTCCGGGACTTGCGGCTCATTAGCCACCTCCACTAAGTAACGTGGGCCGTTAGCGTAGGCAAAGCCTCTAACGTCAGGCCAACAAGTTTTTTTATAAGAGCAGTACGAACAACCTACTGCCAGTTTTTTGTTGCCGCTTTTACCGTCTGAAACAGCCTCGTAACAATGCTCGGGTGGTTCTTCTTGTTGAACAACTTCTTTGATGTGTTCTATACGTTCTTCGATGTCGTAAGAGATTGTGTTGTGAACGAAAGCCTTCGTGTCCTCTGTATCGTACATCAGGTACGTCAGGTGTCCGTTCTGCTTGTCCATAGCTAACCAACCAAAACGGTTGTCTCTTCCCTCTGAATGTGCATAAGCCTTAATTTGAGCAACGTAGCCAAACGGGTCGTCAAGAGCCATACTTCCGTCCTTGAATTTCTTAAACCCAAAAGTGGACACAGACTTAACATCAGTGACAACACCATCAATCTTACAGTCCATAGACCCTGTAATGCCCGAAACCTCACACCTCTTTTGTTCATCAGTAACCTCGTGTCCGGATAGTTTTGTTAAAAATAACAACATCTCTTCGATCAAGTGGCCGTACATAAACTTAACGTAAGTGTTAGGTGATAGTTCTTCTGACACGTCTGGGTTGTTGACCGCGTTCCACAGGTAACGATCTTTACGTCCGATGTTAGACATACGCAGGGTACGTCCGTCCCTTTTCTCAGTGAACAGGTTGGTCATCAGACGTTTACAGTTTTCCCCGAACTGGTCTATCTCGTCGTACAGATCAACACCTTCGGCTGGCTCTTTGTCGGCCACCGTCTTGTATATGTCTTGTACCAGTGTGTGTATGTTCATTCTTCATGCTCCACCCACCGACACTTACGGGTTTGTCCGTTGAACTCTACGAGCTGTACACGTAAAAGTTTCTGTTCTTCTGTACGTGAATGACCGTACCGTGTATCAGTGTTCTTAGATTTTACATCGATGAACACAGGCACTCCGTTCCTGAGAGCAACTAAGTCGATAGCTCCGGTGCATCCAGCGTTGCGGAAGACTTCGTAACCCTCGTCCCACAGCCAAGTTGTTACGTAGAATTCCGCTATGTCACCCAAACGATTCGTATCTGTTATCTTCTCATTCATTCTGGAACTCCTCTAAAAAGTCTGACAGCGATGTTAGTTTGTCTTGCGTCAAAGCGTGGAGCTTACCCCAACCCAAATCTGTTATTGTATCTTCGCTCAGCAAGTCTTCACGTTTTGCGAAACCCTTTATATCATAAGTAGGACACTCACCCACGAGTAACATGTAGTAATCACAGGCTTTGTTTTTCTTTTGGCGACCAGCTATTAGTCTGCCTGTCTGGTACTTGGTAGCCTTGACGTCTATGGTGACTCCGTTGTAAGTGAGGTCATGTACTTGGATCTCTTCAGTTAAGTCGGGCCACACGTTCAGAGCCTTGGCTGCTGCCAGTTCAGAGGCCATGCCTTCGAGATCAGTTTCGTAGTCTGACTGTGGCCCCTTTCTGTTGTTGGAGATATTCTTTTCCCTGTTACTGTCAAACCTACGCTGTGCTATGAACTCGGCTACCTGACGTTCGCTGTTAGTGAGTGTTACTTCAGTGTGTGTCTGCCCATGTGGTTCCAATTTTGAACTCTCCGTCCAGCGGACATCTGAGGTTAAACGATACGCCAGCCTCCTTGAGGCAGCTGACTGCGAGTTGACCGTAAATCTCTGCTTGTTCTGTAACCACCTCCGATTGAATCTCATCGTGTATGTTCCCTATGAAGCGATAGTTCAGGTTCTGTTCAGAAGCTGCGTCGTCCAAGAGGAGCAACGCTCGTTTCATTACGATAGCACCTGCGGCCTGCAGTAAAGTGTTTAATGCACTATGCTCGGATCGAACCCAGAGTCGTCGTCCGTCGAGTCCTCTGAGATAACCTCTCCTAGACGCCTGCCCAACTCTGTCTCGTAGAGCTTCAAGAGCAGGTGTATTTCGTAAAAAGCGGTCCCGAAGAAATCGACCATCTCTTGAAGTTCCTCCGACGATGGTTCCGATTTTAGCGTCTCCGGCTCCGTACAAGAAAGCATATATGAAAGTCTTTGCCTGAGGTCTTGTCTGAAGCCCCGCAGCAAGTTGATTTCTGGTGTGAATGTCTCCGTCAAGCAGAGCATCTGTAAACTCCTCGTCGCCCATGTAGTGAGCGAGCATCCGTAGTTCTAGTCCACTAGCGTCAAAGCCCACTAGCCTGTAACCTTCAGGTACAATCCAACACTTACGGCACTCCTCCCCGTACTCTGAACTAGCCGAAGGAACTTGTGCCATGTTAGGCCGCTGGTGTGTCATACGTCCAGTGACAGCACCGTTACTTATCACCCGCCCGTGTACCCTGCCGTCTTCCTGAACGTGTTCAAGCCACGAGTTTACTTGTGCGTAACGCTTTTGCAGCAAGAGGTACTCCAAGACTTGTTGCGCTTCGGGGACATGATGATT